TGTTGTGTTTGCTGGTAAAGAAAGAGCGATGGTAGCTGATGGAACATCAATGCTTGTTGAAAGTGTGACCACACCATTAGATGAATAGTATGATTTACGCATCTGGCTGGTAGCCAAAAAGTTGGTCAAGTTATAGTTATTGCCATAGATATCATCCAAGACTATGGTTACAAGGAATGTTGTACCTTGTTCGAGTAAAAGGTTCTGATACGCCGAAGCCATAATATCCTCTAATTATTATTATTGGATATTTATGCCACTCAAGTCGGTGCTTTTGGCCAACTCACAATATATGGATTTGGATTATTTTCTGGGAAATCTCTGAGTTTCTGGCGATATGTTTTCCATAATACCTTTTGTTCGTCAGTTAAATTGACATCACTCAAAGCAGTCCAATCTGATTGTTGCAACAAATAATTACGATAATTTCTGAGATTTTTCATCTCCTCATCATCATTTGGCAAAAAACCAGAGAAACGATAACCTTCATCAAATTTAGAGTGGCCTGGAATAGCTTGACTCAGATTGTATCGAGCATATTCCTCAGCCGATTCTATATCAACTTGAAAATCAATCCAAGTCTCATTGTGATTTGAAAATCTTGAAGAACTTTCAGAAGTATCAATTTGTTTAACACTTCTATCAACATTAGAAATTAAAACAGCTATATTCATGTTAATTTAACTTTCGTAAAGGTTGCTACATAACATCCTGGATTTACAGAACAAAATATAACCTGATTTGATAAAGCATTTGCATATAAAGGAAAACTATTTAGAAGACAAATACAAGAATAATTATTTGTTAATGTATTTGTAAGATAACAATAGTTACCAACTAAAACCACAGGAGAACAAAAAGGAACAGAATTAATATAATATGGATTAAATGCTGCAATATAGTTTCCTGTTGAAGGAATGTAATCAACGATTAAACAGTTGCAACATGTACCGCATGTAGATCCCAAGCAAGTAACAACTGCTGGATACGATGCTAAATTATATGATAATATAGAACCATTAAATCCACCGCAGTTACCGCATGAAGAAAAATTCAATAATGTATTTGCGCCAACACAATATGGAACATAATAAATACAACCAATTGTACTATTAGAACAACAACTTATGCAATAATTTAATTTTGCACAAATAGGTACACCAGTTAAACAAGTATAACCGCATATATTTGCTGCAAAAGAATGTCCTTGTAAATTATACGAACATATTACTCCAAGAGTCCCCATACACAACGTATAACCCGAACAGGTTGCTAATACTCCGCCAAGAGAAGGATTACACATAGCGGTACAAGATATATTATAACTGCAACAGCTGCACGAAGCACATGTGTTACAACAACATAAATAAATTGCACATCCTACTACGGGAGCTGTTCCTGGAGCATACGTCCAGATTGCAAGTGATGGACCAAATGTTGCATTAGTACAATTTCCGTGGCCATAAAATACTGCACAAGTTGGTGTATCACAATATAACAAATAAGTTGGTGTGAAACATTGCAAACAGCACAAACATCCTGGATTTGCAAAAGTACACCCTCTATCTTTATCACCATAATGATATGCGTAATTGTATCTTCCAAAACAAGTACTACAATTACCAGCGGGATCTCCTGAGCCTCCGAAAATACCTACCCAAGGTTCAGCACAACCACAGACACATATTCTTTGTGGACTATAAAAACTGAAAGAACTACCTGTCAAACAATTCAGAGGTTTAGGACAAGCGCAACAATATTCATAAAAATCTCCACGAGAACATCCCAAAAGATAACAATTTGTTCCGTGAACAAAAAATAAATTTGAATTTGCTGTAACTCTATTTAATTCAAAAAGACATTCGTATCCGGAAAGACCTGCACATACAACTCCTATACAAGAAAAACAATAATAACCAGTTGAATTTGATGTTACAACTCCATAGTAAGGTCCGCCACCAAATGTTATTATTGGAGTTCCACAAATATTACACATAAACATACCTTGAGCACAGTAACATATAGCTCCTTGCGCAATACCACCTGCATATGTGTTATAACAATTAAATGTGCCATTATCTAGTGCTGAATTATACGGAGCACAAGAAAGAGAAACACATCCATTAGCATAATAACAAAATAATTTGTGAGCTAATGGAAATCCAAAAAAACCTGGGGTAGTTGGATTATAAATAATACCAGTATTTGATGTCCAAACTTGCTGATACATAGTTGCTATTTTATTTGGAACAGAACACCAGCCTACTGTTGGAGTCATCGTATAGCAGCCGCAAGTAGCATTCCAACAATCAAATGAACAATATGTAAAAACACTACACATTGTTGGAGTACCAGTTGTTCCTGTTACAGTATAATATACTCTATCTAAATGAAGAACACAAGTATTTCCTGAACAAGTACATCCATAATCTACAAGGTGTATGTGGTTATTAAAGACACAAGTATAGTCGGCATTATATGGACCATTTGGATTACTGCACGGAAAACAAGTAATTGTAACACCACAAAAAGATGTATTTCCTAAAGTATTATCTGTAAACTTTGTGTAAGCTGTACTGTCACAATTGATTACATAAAATACGGTATTATTACTATAATTATTTGCACAACCTCTGTTCTGGCCAGAAAATCTATTTTCAATTAATATGAAACCATCATTTGTTTGGCAAACAACACTGAGCGCCTGGGTTTGAGCACCTATGCAAGCAATTTTACATGCACAAGTAGTAAAAGATGTTGATGTTACGTTATAACCAGATGCTGTTGGTGCATAAGTTATCGTACAAACACAAGGCAAAGTACATGACCATATGACGGTATGAATTTTATTATTTGCGTCAAGAAATGATACACACGAAGCACATTGAAATCCAGAAGAATAACAACTTGTTCCTGAATTTACCACACAAGAACTGACTCCACCATTAATAACGGCCCAATTACCTTGAGCCTGTGAGTTATTATATAGAGATATTTGACCAACTGAACAAGATGAAATATAACCAACAGTACAAAAACAAGAATCTTGTACTAAAACTACCGTATTTGGATTTAAATTCTTAACTGTATATGCTGGAGATCCTGAATTTATTGTTGTTGCATTTGGTAATATCAAACAAGCAATAGGAGGCAAAGAACAAAAGCACAAACCAATAGCTCGGCAATCAGCTGAAGTTAATGTATAACTTGTGGCCGAACATGTAATTGTTGAACCTCCACCAAGCGTATTGATACCCGTAATACCTGCTCCTGAGCCTACAAAACATGTAGAAGCACAGATAATTGGTGCAATCATACAGGTATTAGAACAAACATAGTTGACACAGACATTACCACCAGTAATACAAACATTACTGTAATTTTGTGTGGCAATTGTACCTAGTGTGATTGAACTGTTTGATACTGAAGTCAATTGGCCTTGATTGTTAACACATATAACTGGTATTTGTGTTGCGCCACCATATATACCAGATAAAACACCAGTATTGGCCAATTGAGATGAGTTTAAAACACCAGTAATTTGTGTGTTAGCAACCGATGTAATTTGACTGGAAATGATATTACCAGTAATTTGTGTATTAGCTACCGTAGCAATCTGAGATGCAGTTATTAATCCAGTAACCTGTGTGTTGGCAACCGATGTAATTTGACTGGAAATGATATTACCAGTGATGGCTGTATTTGCCACACTTGAAATTAATCCACTAGATACTTGTGTTAATGCCATTTAATTATACCTTTTTATATTGACAATCTTTTAGTAATCTGTTACAATAAGATTTTCTTTTACTTATTTAGTCAATAAATAACCCTATTGAAAACATTATGGAATAAAAAACATGGGAAGATATACTACTGATCCTCAAACCGTCCAACAATCTCCAGTCTCTCCGACTGGTCCGATACTTTCATCCAATCCTTTTTCCAGTTCACCGGTTATGCCGGTCCAACAACGACAGCAACAAAATCCTATGGCCGGATGGCCAACATTCTTTCCAAAACCGGTTGTTGGTTTGGACATTCGTGGAATTTTAATTGACGAAACTGATGCCACACAAGTCGTGCCAATTCCTGGTGCCTTGGATGCTGTCCGGTTACTTAGGTTAAAAGGCCATAAGGTCTTTCTATTTGGAGATTACCCAGAAATTACTGCTAAACAGATTACCCAATCACAAGTAGATGAAACCCACAAAATACTTTTGCAACTATTAGGACAGTCCGGTTGTTTTTCAATTGATGGTATGTTACACAATACATCCTCAATGAAAGAAGATATGTATGCCAAACCTAATACAGGAATGATGAAGCGTGCTACCGATGAATTCAAAATTAATTGGAAAGAAGGTTGGTTTGTGGGTGATGACATTGACGACCTTAAAATGGCCGACAGAAGTGGATGTAAACCAATTCTTATCTTAACCGGTAAAGGACAAGAGACTGTATCTAAATTAGACTCCTTTGCTAATCGTGAGTTGAAAAAAAAGGTTAAGATATTTCCTAACCTTCTTTCTTTTGTTGAAAGTCTTTAAACTTTAGACGTATCCATCTTAAAGGCTTCTATTTTAGTTAATAACTTACCAACCTCAGGTAGATAGAGATACTTCAATTCACTTCTTTCTAGTGTAGCGATAGCATCAATCATAGATTCTACCAATGGATCACCTGCTAGATTAAAAGATGTATTGAACAAGACAGGCACTCCTGTAATATCTTTGAAAGCTTTAATCAATCCATAGTAATGTTTGTTTTGTTCTTCGGATACTGTTTGTACACGGCATGTATTATCAACATGAGTAATAGCAGGTAACTCACCAACGTGTGCAGATTCAATATCAACAGCATACATCATAAATGGTGATTCTTCCATTCCAGCCAAATCAAACCATTCTTTTGCATCTTCTTTCAATACAGAACCGGCAAATGGACGGAACCATTCACGACCTTTGACTTTGTTAACAATGTCTTTGCCATTTTTAACTCGTGGATCATAAACAATAGAACGATTACCTAGTGCTCTTGGTCCAGCTTCCGACTTAGATTGAAAGATTGAAACAATATTACCATCAGCAATTAATTTAGCCACATCTTCTGGTGTTACTTCTTTGTTTTCATATTCAGAGGCACCGTTTCCACCAGTAAAGTTTTCACCAAAATATTGAATCTCACTTGTTCTATCTGGTCCCAAATACAATGTTGTAAGTGACTCACGGAATGCTTCATGTTCGTGTTCTTTACAATGTTTGAAGTATGCTAACTTGGCCAAGCCAATAGAAGTACCGCCATCATGTGCAACCGGATCAACATAGAAGTTAATATCGGGGAATCTTTTGCGTAGATAATAATTAGCCACACAATTCAAGGCATAACCACCAGCAAGAACCACATTCTTTTCACCAGTTGTGTCAATGGCCTTTTCAACCAAATCACCAACCAATTTCTGTGTCTTGTCTTGTACAGTCCATGCAATGTTTTTAAATTGGTCTTGAACCAATGAGGCATCTTTTGTCCAATCTTTTGATGCTTCTGGATACATGAAAAAATTATAACGGCCAGCATCAATAAAAGCACCGGCCGGATAGTTAGGAACAATCATGTTCTTATTGGCACGGTCACCAATGAACAAGTCATCCATTCTTTCATCAAAACGACCATAAGGTGCCAGACCCATTGTCTTACCAGCTTCAATGAAACCAAAACCCAAATAATGTGAAACAGCTTCATACACTTTGGTGATAGTTGTCGCATCATCAAATATAAACTCTGTGGTTTCATTACGGCCACGAATAGTTTGGCATTTGTTATTACCATATGCTTTGTAAATTGGAGTAATTGTATTTAAATCTTTACAATGAAAGATTGATTCGGTTTCAAAACCTTGTAGTGTTTGGTCTTGAGGTTGTCCTTCTTGCGTAGCGATGATGTGGTATGAACCTGCACCATCAACAACAATAGCCACAGCAGTATCAAAACCAGAGTTATAAAAAGCACCAGCAGCATGGCCTAAGTGATGGTCATTACCCATATTGGTAACCTTAACTGATGGGTAAAACTTACGAACTAAGGCTGAGTAAGCATCTTCTCCGTTCCAAGGTAGTGTAGCAAATTGTGCAGATGTTCCACCCAAAACAATCTCATCAATTGGTCCACGTTGAATGGCTTCTAGAATACCACGAAATGGATTACCATCATATTTCAATCGTGATAATCTTTCTTCTTCAATATAAAGTTCTACTTTACCATCTACAATTAGAGCCGCTGAACCATTGTGTCCTGGATTAATACCAAGAGTTCTGTAACTATGTGTCATATCACTTCACCTTTTTTTCAATGTCTTTAACAATATTTTTATACATCTCATCAATCTCAGCATCTGTGAAATCCATGCACTTATCATTGTATCTATCTGCTAAGTGACCATCAAGACCACAAATACGGATAGGTGAATACTTCTTGAAACCAGGTTTCTCAATGATGTTGAAGTAATCTGGATATGTAGTGTTGATTGCAAACGTAGAACCAACAATCACAGTACCAGGTTTATTAAGTGCTCGTGCCATGTGTTGACCAACTGAATCAACACCAATAAAGTAATCGGAACTTTCAATGATAGCAGACCACATCCTCAAATCAGCCTGTAACTTGAATGTGTATGTGTCTTCTGCCATCTCAAAGTCTTTTTCACCAAAGAAAATCATATTGTACTTACTAGATAACTTTTTGACCAAAGTAAGGTAAGATTTTGCATCCAAAGAACGTGAAGAATCGTCAATGATATCTGAACCGTCTTTACGAACAGAACGACCATATGGTTGAATAACGATTGTTTTAGATTTTTGGAACTGTGCTTTAGCTTGAGCAATCACATTCGCAGCATTCTTTTCTTCTGCCTTATTGAGAATCATGATAGGTGGTTCTAGGTCAGAATGGTCGGAAGTACCATTAATTTCAATGTCAAAAGCTTCAGCAAGTGAAAGTTCTTGTTTGAAATAACCTGGAATTCGGTAAGGTTCTGGAGATACAATAACATCAGCCTTTGAGATGACATTATCAAAGACACCTTTAGTATCAGGATTGTATGTGATGTCTTGTAGTTCTGGAATGCCCCATAGAAGGTTATCCCATCCAGCAACCAATACATTCCAATCATCTTTTGGATGTAATTTGGCATATTTGCGTAATGCAGGAATGGCAGCAACCACTCGGCCGGCACCCCCATCAATATAGAAAACTTTTTTCATAATAAAATCTCCATGGTAAAAAATAATAAAGGTTTGGATTATAACATCAATTTATCACGATGTCAATATATTTATCGTTTCAAAATTAAGAGCTCCAAGACTCCGTTGGCATGGTTGGCCAAACAACATTAGCAGTAAGATTCAAAGCAATGATTCTGATTTTGTCGTTTTATTCTTCTTTGCCTATTTATATATTAAGGTGTTCCGCCAGCAGTGATATTATTAGCAGAAACAATATTACCAGTTGAATCAATAGAAACAATTGTTGAACCGCCATACTGTATAATTAATTTACCACTAGATTCTTTAATGGTAAAGTTTGTAGTTGTTACCGTATTTGCTGCAGCAACTTTACCACTTAATAAAGAAACACTCAAAGAACCTGTAGTAATATTAGAAGCGTTTGTAGTATCGGTTGTTGCCGATGTGGCTAATCCACTAATTTTTGTGGATGGTATTGTT